ATGCTGTATAATTAGCATACTCGTTACCAACTTTGTCAGGATGGTCAGTATCAAATAATGCCTTACTATCATACATAAGATCGCCAGTAGAATCGTCTACAACACCAGTAATAGCGTTATTAAAAACATCGTTACCAGCAGTCATAGCGCCCTGATTAAAAAACTTTGCATAAAACTTTTCCTTAGTAATCGGAACTTGCCGACCCCAAGACCCTACAGTTTGTAACAAAATATTCCCAATTTTCTGAGAATCTTGAACACTCTCATATGAAAATCTCACACCACGAGCAAAAGTTCTATTTTTGCAAATAATGGTATAACTCTCCATAGGAGCGTCAAACTGAATATCTTCATTTTCAGGTTTCTCAAGTAATTCTCCAAGTCCAATCGCTGACGTAAATTTTTCATACGCCGCAGTAGACTTAACAACATCAAATAACTCTTCCCACTTTGTGGGTTCATCGTTATAAGCTTCCCAAAAATAACCGTACATATCTTGTTTCATATTTTCAGTAAACTGATTTCTAGTTACACCTGCCATAAGTTGTCACCCCCATCCTTTTTATACTGCCTGGAATGCACCAGGTTTAATTTTAACAAAAACTGTCTTATTGGTGAGATCTACATCAACAATAGACAACGGAGAAGCAGTCATACCCAACCGAGCTTCCTGTTGAGTTAAATACGTAGCATTAGATCCGCCTTCGCAAATATCCGCACCTTGACCAATATGAGTAATTGCAAGACTAGCAATACCCTCACTACAAGGCATTTCGAAAACATCTTCTAAACCGGAAATAAGAAATACTTTATCTTTTCCCGCAGTCGCACTAGACTTCCACGAATTCATACCATCTGCATCTTTTGGGGTTTCAACCCATCCGGCTATAATAGCACAAGCAGACGCACAAGTGGTAACATTACCCGCAACTATAGATGCGAATTTACCACCTCTTCGTCCAAAATACTGACTTGCAGCTACCGGAACCTCCCGGCCTTTACCGGGACCACTTCTGAGACCATATCTTAACTCAGCCACAGCAGTCACCTTCCTTTTTTATGTTCGCTGTTGATTTTTTTAAACCTATGCAGCGTTTTTTCTATTATCTTCAATAGTCTGAAGTTTGGTATCCTTTTTTTCCAATATCTCAATCCATTTGTCTGTCGGAATACCACGTTCTTCTGCTTCAGCCTTTATATCTTCATTATTAGGATCGTACTTAGAACCTTCTTTTTTCTTATGTTTCTTATCGGAATTTTGTTGCCTGTTAGAGTTAAAACTTGTATTTGTAGAATCGCTCTTAACAAGATTTTCATTATCTTCATCCGCTAAAAATTGTTTTACATGTTCACCAATAGTAAGTTCATCTTTCAACTTACCTTTAGTGTCATAAATATTTCTAACATACTGATCAATATCTTTATCGTATGTAAAATCATCTTTAAGCAATTTAGAAATTTGCTCAGGGTTCCAAGCGTTATACTTCGCCGCTGAAGTCATTAAATCAGCTTTAAGCGTTTTACGCCTTAGCTTTTTAACTTGTTCTTTAAACCCTTCAGATTCTTCTTTAATTTTGGTTTTTTCTTCATTAAACTCGGTTTTAAAATCATCAAGTTCTTTTTGAAGTTTCTCTTGTTCTTTATTAAATCTGATTTCTGCTTTTTCTAATTCATTTTTCTGAGCAAGCTCTGCTTCTTCTGCTTCTTCGTCTTTTTCTTTTTTAAACTTTGCAAGTTCTTTTATTTGTTTTTGAAGTTCATCAAGCTTTTCTTTCTCAGGTCTGGCTCCAAGTTCATCTATCTTAGTTTGAAGATCCTTTACTTTATTTTTTAATGCAATAGATTCTTTTTTAGCTTTATCACGTTTATCATAAGCTTTCTTAGCTTCTAGCTTTAAAAACTCAGGATCTAAATCATCATCATCATTATCATCTTCAGCTTTCTTTTCCGCATCTTTAATCAATTTTTCTAAATCTTCATCAGACGCATCTTCATCAAATGTAATACCTAATTCTTTAGCTTTCTCTTTTAATTCTTTCGGCATACTTCCTCCTACCAAGTCCATGATAGTAATGTCTTGTTAGTAATGTCCATTACTTTTTTTTTAATTTTAACTTTCTTCGGATCATCTTTACAAATGTTCCGCCTTTTTACACACCTATTGAAATACTTAGGCATTTTTACCTATTTCTAAAATTACGCTACTCTCACATATAACAATAGTAATAAAAATTAGATATTAAATACCTAATAAAACCAAATAGTTATATTCTAAACATTATTACCTACTCTTTAGTTCTATGAGAACTCTCTTCTTTATCTAAATCACTCTTCTTTTTAAAACTATCCCCTGCTGCACTATTCGGATTACCATCACCATCCTCTTCTTGTTCTATAGCCGTAGATGTAACCAAAGGTAAAACTATTCCATCACTTGCCTCAATTTCATCCTCTATCATCTTACGAGTTGTAACATCTGCAAACGAAACTGTTTTCTGAGCAATACCCTTTTCGATAGTTTTATTCAAAGTAGGACTGAAATTTCGTTCTAGTATTTGCATTAAACTAGCTAATTCATCTGCTAAGGCCGCAATATCAAAAGAAGTTGGATATTTTACTTCACCATACTCTTCTGCATTACTTCCTAACAAAAGTAAAGCTATCCGACTAATATCATTTTCAAATTTTTCATAATGAGCAGACTTCTTCGATAAAGAAGAATTCACTCCAGAAAAAGACATTTGAGATTGACGACCCGATCTAGAGGTATATAAATCTGAAGTACCGCCCTGTAAACCACCAAGTCTAAATATTTCTTTAATATGATCTGCAATTAATGCCCAAATAACACTTATATTACTAGTATCAGGTGAAATAAAATCAGGAGCATGTCTCGACTCTGGATTAAAAGTAAAAGCACTCGATGTCCCAAACCTAAGTAATGGATCATCCCCACGCTCTTCATCCTCATCCATAGCAGAATCATCTGGTATAATTAATTGAGAAAAAGTTTGTCGTTCTATTTGCTCATCAAGACAAGAACACCAGTTCATAATAGCTTTATTAATGTATACAATATCTTTTATTAAAGATTCTCCTATTTTATCATTACCTGTATCTTTATGATACATAGTCACTATAGGAATCATACCTAATTCATTTGTACCTTCGCTAGCTGTACCATCTTCAAATTTTACTTTAGCACCATCTTCATCCTCAACCCACCATTTTTCTAATGTTATAATCTTATAATATTTATGATCTTCTCTTTCGAGAGTAGGATCTACATCTTCATAATAAACAAATTCTATAACAACCCAATTAAATCTACCTTTTGTATCTACGCTCCAGTCTTTTAAAGCTTCAGGTAAAATTATACTACAATAAGGAATTCTATTTGCCTCTTTATCATCTGCTTTACTGGGTGACTTTTTATTAGATTCAGGCATATCAACTAATACATGAACAACACCATACACAGAAGCATAATAACCTACACGTTCTATGAAAGCATTTACATCAGAATTTCTTCCATCTACATTTTTTTTAAAAGAATCTAATTCGACATTAACAGGTCTATTAATTTCTTCTTTAAAAATATAATTATTATAAATAGTGGGTACTGTATCACAAAAATTAAGATAATATCCACGCTCTAATCTTTCATTAAAATCTTCTGTATCTTCCAACCTATGAGAATGTAAATAAGTATCATTTATAAAATCCTCTCCACCCTTAGAAGCATCTTTGTACATTCCCCACTTTTTTATATTATCTTCATAATCAGGATGAGTTCTATTCGCTATTTGTGCAGCATCTGCCATAATTATTCCTCCAATTATCTATTTTGCTTAAACCTTCTTTTGTATTTTTTTTGTGTAGATATACGCACAGCCATCTCTAAACTATCAGGTGCGTCATCATGCTTATCATTTTCTCCTGTAAACGTTGTAACCTGATCCATAGCTAGAGCATACATTTGATTATGTCTCATTAACTGACTATCAAAAACTATAGTACCATCTAAAACAAAAGGAACTATACCCTCTACTCGCATTTTTTTATCTTGATAATTATTTATTTCTTGAAGTGGTATATATACACCCTCTCTTCTAGAAACTTTTCTTAAATTTTCAGCAACAACATACTGAAATGCGTTTGTCTCTATAGCAAATAATGTATACTTAAACCTATTGTGAGATTTTAGTATAGCTTCTATTTGTAAATCAACACTACGTCTTTTAATATCAAAATACGTAACTAATAAAAGTCCAGTTTTTAAATCTCTAACTACTGTAGTTATACAACTATAGTCTCCAGAAGAACTTTTTTTACCCAAAGAAACGTCTATAGCTCCATAAATAGGATTTCTTTTATCATTTAATATACTTAACATTAGAGGATTAGATGAAAAACTTTCACTTATAATAGAATCTTCAGATATCAAAACCTTAGAATAATCTATAGGAGAATTCTGTTTCTCACAAAGAAACCCACTATAATCTGAAATTTTAGTAACCATCAAATCATAATATGGATCACCTTCAGGCCACAAAACTACTGACCCGTATAGCATTACTTCTTCATTATCCTCATAAAACTTTCGAGCGTTTATCTCTCTATCTGTATCGAATCTATTTTTATAAAGTTTCTCCCACTTTTGCCAAAGTTCTTCATTTTCTGCAAATTTTATAACTGCACTAAATCTCTTAGAAGCAAATTGTGGATATTCTTCTGGATCTAATAAAGCATTTAGTAAACTATCTTTACCTAATACAGTACCAACAATAAATACATCAGTCTGTGTACCTTCTTCACCTTCTACGTGAAGTAAATCTTTATTAAACCACTGGTTTCTAACATAGTCTCTTTCTGACTCAGACCTAATCATTTCAGAGTTTTCTAAATCATCACATATAACAAGATCAGGTCGATGGATACCAAACTTTCTACCACGTATTCTGGATTTTGTACCAAGGGCTAACAGCTTTATATCGTTAGATGTAATAATCTCATCAGTTTTCCAAGTAGGACCATGCCCCATAACATGAGGAAAATCCGCATGTAAAGCCTTATTAAACTCCAACTCCCGCTTCACATCAGATAAAAAGTCTACAGCCTGTCCAGATGTATCAGAAACCATTATAATAAATTTCTTCTTTTCGTAACAAATACACCACAATGGGAATATAGTTGATACTAAACTACTATTATGAGATACGATATTATTTGCAATAAAATTATGATATATCTCAGTTTCTATATCATAAGTTACAGCTTCGTAAGATTCAGATATACTAACTACTTCATCCCAATAAATATCACTTTTAGCTAATTTAGTTAAAAATTTATTCTTATCAATTTTTGCTACTTGTAAAACTTTACTTCTACTATTATGATACTTATTACTATCTACTCTAATATTATTATTTTTTCTTAAAAAATAGGGGGTAGTATTTTTTAAATATTTTTTCCATCTATTATCTATTGTATCAATATTTGGATTTGGTTTATTTTTTGAAAATCTTTCTATAGTATTTATTAGTTTCGCCTGTTTGTGTAGTATACCAATTTTAGCTAATACTTTTAATTGGTCCACCCCATGAACTACAACAGCCCACGCACCAGCTTTATTATTAGGTTTACTTTGCTTAGTGGGGCGAAAACCAATTCTCAACAGGATAGTAAACAATTGATCAATCATTCTTTCATTAGCTAACGTAATCCCAAAACTAGGATTAACTTCAGTAACCCAACCATCTGTAGCAATAAATCTAGAAATAAATAATTTCAAAAATTCATTATTCTGATTAAAAACTTTATCGGGGATACTTTTTGTTAAAGCTGTATGTCCTCCTAATTTTAAATGTCGTAAATATGGTATAGCCTTTTGAATATTATATTGCCCATCTTTAGAACTGCCACTGATACCAAACCCTAAATTAAAACAAGCTTTCTTAAAATCTTCAACAACAGCATTATCAAAATTAGTATACGAACATTTAAACGCATACCCTTTAGTTTTTCGTAAAGGTGCATTTTTAGCCATACATCCTTCTGCTAACATATTAGCTAAAAATATAGCTTCATCTAACTGCATAGTTCTACTATAACTACACTTTAACTCTCTAGGGGTTGCTATCTTTTCCCCTATTTCTATATCTTTTAATTTTATCTCACCATCTATATTAAATAATCTATGCTCATCTGTTAAAGTTACAGTCCTACCAGACCGCAAAGTTAAATCTTTAACTTTTTTTACACCACTCTTTTCTTTAGCAATCACTCTATCGTAGGTTAACTTTAAATCTTTATTTATAGAAACTACACTATCACCAATTTTTATATTTTTTATTTGAACTAATTTCCCACTTTTTAATTGAATTAAAGTATTCTCTTTAAGACATTTCGCATTTCCACGAGGGGCTGCAATAGCTTTACGAAAACCTCTTCGTCGATTTGTTTTATTTACTTCTCTACTTAAAAATTTATATATATAACGATGTAACTCTGAACTAGGTTTCTTAAGATAGTGAGAAAAATAGCGAACAGCAAAAAGATATAAATCTTCACTAGCAGCATTAATGAGTAATCTTCTCTCTAATTCTGATAAGACTATATCTTCTTCTACTCTTTCTTCACCTTTAGGCGGCTCTTCAAAGACAGGATTGCTTGTAGTTTTCTTCTTTTTTACGATTCTATATTTATGATTACTCCAAAATTCTTCATCTCTTTTTGTAAGATATTCTATTTTATCTTCTTTTGACGAAGCATATATAGTTCGTTTTCTTGTTACAATTTCTTCAGAAACTCTCAAGTTCTTAATTTTGTTATCAAAATAATCTTGTAAATAATCTGGGAGTCCACCCTCGTATTGTATTGCTAACTTATCCCGTTCAGCAATAACTTCATCTATAGTTTTCATATTTTAATTATCTTTTACTTTATTTTCATGTTCGTCTATAATACTATGTTTTAATTTATTAACCAACTTTGCAGTTGCTCCAGATACTCTCTCTACACCTGTCACATCTAAACTATTAAACTGTTGATTTACAGTAACACCTTCTGATTTTACATTATCTAAACCAAACAACGCAGCTTTCTTTTCTATAGTCTCTAACCATGATTTAAAAAATCTATCTGCATCTGTAGTTCTATGTATAATACCAAACCCACGACATTGCGCACATGGAAATTTATCCCCTTCTTTATAAATAATCCCCGCTTTAGTAAAATCTTGTTCTACTATGTTATATCCTTCACCCTCACACATAGGACATAGAGTAGGGGTTTTATAAGTATCAAATAATTTCTTCGCTTCTGTTGTAGCATCTATTAATTCTAAATACAATTCAGATCTCTTCTCAGCTAATGCTTCTGGAGAAAGATTACTTCTACTTAAAAGATCTAAATATTTTATTTCACGTTTTACAGTTTGTAATGGTAAACCTATTTCTTCTGCAATAGCATGATCAGTTTTGTCATCATCCTGTAATCGTTTAATTTCTCCAAGTCGCCTTGCACGTTCTTCATTAGTAATTGCTGCCATAAAAAACTCCTTTATAATATCACTTATAAAGGAGTTTTTTTATAACATGCTAATTTTATTAAAAAATTAAATATTTGTTGTTACCTTAATCTTTAACATAGTGTTTAATTACATAAATTATGTATTGCCTACTACAAGGAACATGATACATAATCTTACGATTAGCCATTCCTGATTTATGTAAATCTAAAATAACATTTATCAAAACCTTAGAATTATCAAAATTTATATATTCCCAACATATATCATTAGCCATTTTATCAGAAAGAGGTTTACTCGGTAGTAACTCTTTCTGAACTACACTATCTTTATTAACATAGGCTTCTGCCTTTTTACATAACGCAATACAGGTATCCCGTTTTTCACATTTATTACACAATCCTCTCATCGTAACACCGCCTAGCTAATTCATTTATGTGATTATCTTTTAAAAACTGATATATTCCCTCACTAACAGAGTTTAATTTAGAATCTTCAAATTCTTCATCCTCAAAAAAATGAGTTATAAGTAATGCAGATACTATCCCTTTAACTATAAGACTTTTAGTTTTTTGTTTACTCATAGAAATACTATCATATTCTTTAACCAATCTCAACTCTTGACTCTCTACATCAAAACGATATAAAAAATCTTCAACCGTATCTTCAAAAAAATACGGATATTTTATCAATATAATCTCTCCAGCTATATCAATATATTTTGGAAAATCATCACTATTGAGTTTTAAATCATTATGAACTAACACATTATATAACATCTTAGATAATTTATAAACAGTATTCTCATCTAAACTAGATTCGTTGTATATCATATCTATCGCATGAATTGATTCATGTATTAAATTCTCACATATAGCTTGAGGCGCTCTTTTCTCAGTTTTAGTATTATATTGTTTAAGTGTAATTGTAACCTTATTTTGATTAAACAAACCTAATAAATCAGGTTCTTCTTTAAAACTATCTACTAATTTAATGGGTATACTATACCCACCAATTTTTACTTTTTTTGGAAATCTAATCATATATTAATCTTCTTCTTTAGTATAACGACAATCTACATAAGAATAATAAAACAAAAGAGAGTTACCTCCTATGTTAAGTATTTTCTCAACTTCAAACTCTGGTAACTCATCATTTAATTTAGTAAGCCAGTTATTCATTCTAACTGGATGAGCGTATGAAAACACCCTAACCCCATATCTTAATTTCTTTACTTTATCCATCTCATTCTTATTATCCATGTGTACCCTCTTCTTAATTTAGTTTAAAACATAACAAATTATCATAAAATTCGTCACAGGTTCGATTTTATCAGTTAGACTGATACAAAGGTATGCTAACTCAATCTGAAACTGAAACTGGTATGATATATGTAATAATATTTACATTTTCAGCTTTGCTGTAAAATGGTTAATATTTATGTTAATAAATATTATATAAGTGTTATATATAGTACTATAGGTATAAACACTTCAGCATTGGATTTAAATCCTTAGCAGCCACCTCGTTAGATGCAAAAATATTTTATACTTTTATCAGTTAATTTAATTTTACGTATTTTACCATCAAAACTTACTTTTATAATGTAGTTTTTAGTTATTAATTCAGATAGTAGTTTTGATATAGTATTTATTCGTAATCTCAATATTTTAGATAATTCCTCATTTGTTAAAGTGCATATACCTGTATTATACATAGAATGTAAGATACATATAAGATTTCTTTGACTGACCGTTAAATGTGTATTATTATATAATGCAGCAGGGATACATAAATCACATTTGATATTAATAGTATTTTCTTTATATTGTACTTTTTTATATTTCTTTTTCTTTTTTTTAGATTCAAATTCAAAAGTTGTTATAATATCACATTGTTGTACTCTGCTGTAAAATTCTTTAATATCATCTTTCACATCTTTATAACAATTTAATGAAAAGAATTCAGAGTACCCACATTTACTCGGTAAATTTTTTATATTATACATCTCATATTTAAAATCTAAATAATCTTCTAAAGTTTTTATTAACTTCTGATCTTCTGATACAACGAAGAATGTATCTTCTAAATTAAAAGACCCCCAATCTACCTTTAGAGATCTTACTCTCTCGTTTATATTGTCTGTAGTACTAATTCCTATTTTAAAGATACTACTATCTTTTATCAGTAAATATAATAAGTGTTTCACTTTAGTCTTCCTTTTCAAAAGATATATCACGAATGCCTGTTGTTAAATCTGTACCTTGTCCTATCCATTCATAGTTATATTTTTCAGCTACCTTTTGAAATTCTTTATCCATTTTCATATTTAATTCTTCATCATAATAAATTGTTAATAAGTGTTTTGTATTATTTTCTTTTTTTAGCATATTTGACATGTTGGAAAACCTCCAAAGTCAGTTGTTGTAAGCATACCGCTGTATATTGATTTGTTTTCGAATTTCTTATAAAAATCCATATATTTTTTGTTACCAAAAAGAAACTTAGCTTCACCGAAGGATAAATTATCTTTTGTTAGAACTTCAGCCCTTTTTGTAAATGGGCAATCACATTCAATTAAAGTTTTAATTGGTTCTATTTGAGCGATAGGATCTACTCTACGCCCTTTAAGTACTCTTTCTGCATTACATTTTGCATGAAACTCACCAAGTTGTTCATTATATTCATCTTCTTTCTTATTCCAGACTGAAATACCACGAACTGCTGTTGTTCCGTCATAAAGATAACATACTGTTACTGCGCCTATACCCATTCTATCAAAATATCTTACATATTTTTCTTTTTTCATATTATTTTCTCCTGTTAATGTTATATTTTTTCTTCAACTATTGCAATTGTACAATGTTGTGCGCCACTATGAGCAAACACACACAATTCTGACAGTTTAAATTTTCTTATTTTCCCTAAATAAGTAGAATGGTATCCAAAAGATATAACATTTCCATTCTTATTTAGAAGTTTAGGGATTTCATCAGCTATTAATTTAAATTTACTACTATATTGTCCGTTATACATCTCCATTGCTTTTCTGTACTGGTAAGGCGGATCAAGAAGTATAGTATCAAATGTTTCTTTACAATTTAATACATAATCATAAGCATCTATGTAATAATCGGCATCCATTGTTACATCTGCATCTACTCTTACTTCTTTACATGTAAAATTATCATCACTTAGTCTTGTTTTTCCTGCAAATAGA